GCCTCAGCTTCTAGCTGCCACTGTCTTGCCCAATAATCGTCGTTATCAATGTATGTCATTTTCTGTACTCCTTTGCTTTCTCTTAATTGTTAACACAGTGTTAACATTATGTGCAAACAAAAAGTGCGCATTGAGAAAATTTTTTCTCGACACTGATTCCCCCACGATGTTAACACGATGTTAACTAAGGAGGCTGCAATGGAACTAAAGCAAATCGGTCCACGCATCAAAGTGCAGACCGCAAACGATTTAACAGCTCTGGCAAAAGAGCGGCGCACTAGTGTTTCTGCGCTCGTGGATACCGCATGCCAAGAATACATAAAACAAGAAAGAGGCGAGCAAATTGAGCAAATTACCAGAACCAAAGACAATCGCCGGAATTGATCCTGGCTACAAAACCGGCGGCGTTGCGCTGTGGAACCCGGTCATGGATTGGTACGAAGTCCACGACTTACCGACCTACGAATCAGGCGGGGTCGACTTGGTCGCGCTGGCCGACATCCTCAACAGTGATAACGTCAGATATGTTTACATTGAAAAGCAGCAAGCGATGCCGAAACAAGGCGTTAGCTCCACATTTAACCTGGGCTATGCCTTCGGCCAGATCGTAGGTATGATGCAGCTCTGGGAGCAAGTTAGCTTTAGCCTAGTAACGCCAGCAAAGTGGAAGCGGGAGCTTGGCGTGCCGCGCGGTAAGGACGGCGCACGCATAATGGCGCAGCGGGAATTCCCCAAGGTTGCAAAGCAACTCACCAGAAAGAAAGACGAGCACCGCGCCGAGGCGCTGCTAATTGCAAAGTATGGGAGAAATTATGAGTGGTTCTGACATCAACTACACAATGTCCAACGAGGACTATCACTCGCACCACGACATCCTGTCGTCATCCGGCGCCAAGATCCTGGCGACAAAAACGCCAGCGGAATTCGCGCACTACATCAAGATGTCCAAGCTAAAAGAGGGCGATGATCCAACGGAGGCGCAGGTCAAAGGCACCGCTGTACACACGCTCGTCTTTGAGCCGCACATGGAGAAGATGATCTGGAAGGGGCCGGAAGCGCGCCGCAACTCCAAGGAATGGAAGGAGCTGCAGGAGGAAGCCGACGAGGCTGGGTGCTTACTCTTAAAGCCAAACGTGTACGAAGAAGTGCACGACATGGCGCGCGCTGTCCGGGCCAACGGTGAGGTCGAAGCGTTGCTGTCGGGCTCGCTCGTCTGCGAGGCCAGCGTATTCACGCACGACAAAATCTACGACGTGCCGCTGCGCTGCCGGCCTGACGCTTGGCGCAAAGACATAGGCGTACTGATCGACCTGAAGACAACCGTCGACCCGACCCCGACAGGCTTTGGCCGAGAGGTCGCAAAGTGGGGTTACCACATACAAGATCAATTTTACCGGCGGTGCATGACGCTCGCCGGTCACGAGATAGACCGTTTTGTATTTATCGCCGTGGGCAGCGCAGCGCCTCACTTGGTGTACTTATACGAGCTGGACTACTGGACCTTGGAGGAAGGTGCCAGCGCGGTCAGAGAGGCACTTCAGACTTATTCTGATTGCACCAAGAACAACGAGTGGGGCTATGCCGACGCGGAGACGATACACATGCTATCAATCCCGCAATACTCGTTTCAGTTCACACAACCCGAATAGGCACACAGTCAAAGGAGACACACATGCCAATAGCTTTTCAATCCGAATCCGAAACAGACGGCGTATATTTTCGCGTGCACATGCCGCAAAACCGCTACTACATCAAAACCGAAGAGGGCGAAACAACGCTGGAAGACAAGGTCTTTGCCTGCGACGTGAACAACCTAAAAATGGGCTGGCTACAAATTGACACCGGCGTACGAGATTGGCAGGAGTGGCCGTCGCTCGGTCAGCGCACTGCGCAGCCATCGCCGGAGCATAAGCAAGGTTTCGAGGTGCCGTGCTACGCCAAGGTCAATGGTAAAATGACTAAGGCGATGTTCAGCGACAACGGCGTAGGTAAGTGCAACCTGGTTGCTAAGATCTACAATGAGGCAGAAAAATGCCCTGAGTTTAAGCAAGACATGCTGCCAGTTATTCAGGTCACCGATTCAACGCCCGTCGTTAAAGGGAAAGGCACTAGCTACGACGTGTCATTTGTCATTAAGACATGGGTGGCACGTCCGGCAGAAGCTGCAGCAGAGGTAACACCCGCTCCAGCGCCTGCGCCTGCACCGGCCCCAGCGCCTGCAGCTGCTCCTGCAGGAGATGATTTCGGCTTTAACTAAAAACAATGCCGGACATGTGCTGCGAGCATTTGTCCGGCGCATTCAACAGAGGGTACAGCATGTCAGAAGCATATTTCCAACGGGTGCGAGAGAACATTGTCCAAGATGTCACGCATGCGCCGCCGGGTTCACGCAACGACACACTCAATGTCGCAGCATATACGCTCGGTCGGCACGCGCACTTGGCGCCAAAAATTTTAGACAACGCTATAATAGATCTACACACAGCAGCAAAAGCAATTGGCCTACGCGATCAAGAGATCCGCACAACCATCGGCTCTGGTTTCCAGCGCGGCGGGGAAAACCCCAAGCAATTAGAAAACGCGGAGCAGCTGCCATACACGCCCAGCGAATTCGACCGGCTTGTCGACCGCCTGCAAGCGGAGCAGATGTTGCTGAAAGACGACAAAACGCGTGAAGAAAAAATTCAAAGCGCAAAGCAAATTTGGGATAGATCGGTCGACATCACCAGTGATAATATACAGCAGATCCGTCCCGCGCTGCTTTACTTGAACGGGCGTTCAATTAACGCAAGAAGTGCGGTAGGGATCGCGCGGTACAGCCCGAACGTCTATGACGGTCCCGCCCTGATTTTCCCCGCTCGCACTCAGGACGGTGAGATCTCTGGCGTTCAGGCTGTACTGCTCACCGACGACGGTAAGAAACGTTTCCACAACGACATCTGTAAATATTCTCGCGGCGTGATTCGGAACAGCTCGCTTACGATACCTGGCGGAGCGCCAATCATTATGGTCGAAGGACCAGAGGACGCCATGAGCGTTCGAGAGGCAACCGGCGACGACGCAACCATCATATGTACTTTTGGCAAGGCCGGCATGAAGACGCATCAGGTGCCGCGCGCCTCCGACGTTACCGTGTGCGCAGATCCTGACCTGCAGGTTGAGCCAGTGGTGGATAACTTGTCTGGAGACGGGTCGACAAAGGTGTATGTCGTGCGCTTCAACGAGCTTGGTGGAGACGGGGTCAAGGACGCCAATGACATGCTCCGTGAGGCCGGCGCGAACAAGCTGCGTGAAGCGCTCTCTCTTGCTAAACCATATGACGTAGACAAGCAAGAAATTGTAGCGGCAGAACGCAAATTTCCGAGCGAATGGAGTTACCTTGATCCAGCTGACATACCAAAGCGCCGCTGGGTCTATGGAACGAACTACGTTCGCAGTTATGTCAGCGTCCTGGCGGCAGCGCCGGGCGTTGGTAAGACGTCGATGCAAGTTGCCGAATCATTAGCAATCACAAGCGGACGCAACTTGCTCGACGTCGACGTGAAAGAGCGCTGCAACGTGTGGATCATTAACCTGGAAGATCCGCTGGAGGAAATGCAGCGACGCATTGCCGCAGCGATGATCCACTACGATATAAAGCCAGACGAAATCCGAGGGCGGCTTTTCTTGGACGCTGGTCGAGATGTCGCAATACGTTTTGCCATGCAAACGCAGAACGGCGTCGTCACCGACGACAGCCTACGCGACTATATAATTGAAGAGGTCCGCAAAAAAGAAATCGGCGTTATTATCATTGACCCGTGGGTCAGCGTTAACGACATCAGCGAGAACGATAACTCAGCTATGGACAAGGCCGTGGCCGTCGCCAGAGAAATCGCCGACGCAACCGAGTGCTCCGTCGTCATCACGCACCACATGCGCAAGCTCAACGGCGAGGAGGCAACTATCGACAGCGTCCGGGGCGCTGCATCATTGATCGGCGCAGCCCGTGCGGCACGCATCATCAACAAAGTCAGCCAGGAGGACGCCATGAAGCTGGGTGTTAACGAGCAGGAAGCGCTCGGCATCTTCCGTATTGACGACGGCAAGTCAAACATGGCGCCGCCCAAAGAAAAGGCAACGTACTGCCGGATGCAGGGCGTCCGCCTGCCCAATGGGGAATATGTCGGCGTAGCGACGCCGTACAAGCTGCCCGACATGTTCGACGGCATCAGCGCAA